ACTAGCTTCAATCTCTAAAACAGGTATCGATCCTCAAACTGGTAATCCTGTATCACCAGAGCGTTTGGATGAGCTACAAAAAGGCGCTAGGGCTGCTAAAAAATCTACAAAGTTAATGCCAGGTGGAGCTGCATTGAAAACGTTAGGTAAGGCTGCTAGTGTCCTTCCTGGTGTTGGTGCTGTATTAGATGTTGGCGATGTATTTGCTGGTACACAACAGGCTATGACTTCTGGCTCTAGACAGCAACAAACAACAGGAGCCTTGAGGTCTGCATCTGGTGCATTAGGAATAGCGTCTTTAGCTGCTCCTGTATTGGCTCCTGCTGCAATGGCTATTAGTGGTGTGTCTGCATTGGCAGATAGGCGAGCTGCTATGGAAAATGCTAGTAAACCTGATTACAGTGTTTCTGGTAAACCAGCTCAAATTATCCCAACCAGACAGTTACCACCATCAAAACCGATTGGAACAGGACAAGGTGGTCTTACTAAACCAAAAGGAGCTATGCCTAAATCTAAACCATTAGACCTAGCTAATGAAGTCCAATACTTTATTGTAAATCCAATTCGTAGTGCATTTGGTAAAGTATTTGGTAATAGAGGTGTATAATGCCCAAAGAAAAACAGGAACAAGAATCTAACCCACTACTAGAACTGATTCGTAGAATCAAAATTGCATATGCTATTGGTAAGGATCCAGTAGCTAGTGCAATGGCTAGTCGTGGGTTTACTCCATCTAAGAATGCTGCTCTCAATTACGGTAAGATCTTAATGAACAGGCCGTATGACCCGGAGATGCGTATTAGACCTAAAGATCCTCAACAACAACTGCGTGCTAACAACATGCGTATTGGTGAAATTGAACGTATCACCAATATATTTGGTGGAGTTCGTACTAAGCTAGCTGACTAATTCCACACTATCGGTGCCTAGGAGCCTCTACAAGGGGCCTCTAGGCTCTTTTAAGTACAATCTACCACCTATGCCCCTAATCTTTGTTACAGGCCCTCAGAGAAGCGGTACAACGATTGCTGCTCGAATCCTAGCAACTGACCTTAAACGTCCCTATGTAGATGAGTCTGAGTATACACCAAATGCGATACCACCTAATGCAGTAATACAAGCACCCTTTATCATTAAGTCTGTATTGGAGCTTTCCTACTTATTTCCTAAGGCTCATTTTATCTTCATGGAACGTGATAAAGATGACATCGTTAAAAGTATGGAGCGCATTGAGTGGTACAAAGATTACATCCAAGACTCATCATTTTATAACACTTACGTAGAGCATACGTGCAGATACATTGATCTATTGTGTGAGACCTTACCTAAGGATAGGTGGAGCATCTTACACTATGACTCATTAACCACCCATCCATTATTTGTAAAAGATAGAGATGACTTTACCGTCAGGCAATGGCAAAAGGACAAGCCGGAAGGCCCAACCACCTGGAGAAACGACAACAGCACTGGATCTTATAAAGTCAGACTTCAAGATGTTTCTTCAAGCTCTATGGCAACAATTAGATCTACCATCCCCAACACGAGCACAGTACGCAATCGCTGATTACTTACAACACGGTCCTAAGCGATTACAGATCCAAGCCTTCCGAGGAGTCGGTAAAAGCTGGATTACTGGTGCCTTTGTGTTGTGGACACTCTTCAACGACCCAGAGAAGAAGATCATGATCATCTCGGCCTCTAAAGAAAGAGCAGACAATATGTCGATCTTCCTACAGAAGCTGATTATTGAGACACCATGGTTGGTACACCTTAGACCTAAGAGTGATGATAGTCGATGGAGTCGTATTAGCTTTGATGTTAACTGCTCACCTCACCAAGCACCATCAGTCAAGAGTGTCGGTATTACGGGTCAGTTAACTGGTAGCCGTGCTGACCTGATGATTCTTGATGACATCGAAGTGCCTGGTAACTCGATGACTGAGATGATGAGGGAAAAGCTCCTACAACTGTGTACGGAAGCTGAGTCTATTCTAACGCCTAAGAAGGACTCCAGAATTATGTACCTAGGTACACCACAGACTACCTTTACCATCTACCGTAAATTAGCTGAACGTAACTATCGTCCCTTTGTCTGGCCATCACGCTACCCTCGTAAGGACAAGCTCTCTCAATACGAAGGTCTACTATCCCCACAGATTGTAGAAGACATAGAGATGGGTGTAGAAGAGTGGGCTCCTACTGACCCTGATCGCTTCTCGTCCGATGACCTAGTAGAACGTGAAGCTGCTATGGGTCGTAGTAACTTCATGCTACAGTTCCAATTAGACACAACATTAAGTGATGCAGAAAAGTTCCCACTTAAATTCAGTGATCTCGTCATTACATCCGTTAACCCGACTCAAGCGCCGGATGCTATTGTGTGGTGCAGTGACCCTCGTAATTGTCTCAAGGATCTGCCTACGGTTGGCCTACCGGGTGATTACTTCTACTCCCCGATGCAACTCCAAGGGGAATGGAGTCCCTACAGTGAAACAATTTGCTCGGTCGACCCAAGTGGTAGAGGCACAGATGAAACAGCAGCCACATACATAAGTCAAAAGAATGGATTTCTCTACGTTCACGAGGTACGAGCGTATCGCGACGGTTATAGCGATAACACACTTCTTGACATCCTTCGTGGGTGTAAGCGTTATAACGTTACCAAACTTGTTGTTGAAACAAACTTCGGAGACGGTATCGTCGCAGAACTGTTTAAGAAGCACCTCCAACAAACTAAACAAGCAATAGACGTAGAGGAAGTACGTGCTAATGTACGTAAGGAAGACCGTATCATCGATACCCTAGAACCTGTCCTAAACCAACATAGACTAATTGTAGATAGGTCGGTGGTAGAGTGGGATTATAACTCTAATAAAGATGCCCCACCAGAGGATCGTCTACTGTATATGCTCTTCTACCAAATGTCTAGGATGTGTCGGGAGAAGGGTGCTGTTAAACACGATGACAGATTAGACTCATTAGCACAAGGTGTTAAGTACTTTATCGATGCCATGGGTATCTCTGCCTATGAAGCTGTTAAGATGCGTAAGCAAGAAGAGTGGCAAGACATACTAGACACATTTATGGATGACCCTCAAGCTGCTACAAATCACCTAGTTATGGGATTCAATTTAGACCAACGAAGGCAAGCTAGAGGTAAAGCCAAAAGCCCAGTCCCCACCTGGGTTTAGACAGATCCCACCCGATTAAGGGGGAGTGGAGGGTGGACCACTTCTCCGAAGGGAGGAAGACATGCCTCTATCGAGACACATCTTCCTCTTTATTAATGTCCCTGGGAATGGACATTCTGTAAGTACTACCTAACCCCAAAGACACAAACTTCCACTAACTAACTATTACTAAGTTAATACTGTGAATACTGTATAAGGAGCGAAGCTCTTATTACTGTTACTACTGTTATTAACTCTCCAATTACCACCATTAGTTAATGACTCACACCACCACCCTGGTACACATTACACCTAACGCTGAAGAACTTATTAGTTACATGGCTAGGGTCAGTAACCCAGCTAATCAATCAAACACTGAGACCAGTGCTAAACTAATTAAGTATCTTATTGACCATCAACACTGGTCACCTTTTGAGATGGTGAACATGTGTGTAGAGATTAACACCACTAGGAGTATAGCTGCACAGATCCTTAGGCATAGGAGCTTTAGCTTTCAGGAGTTCAGTCAACGCTACGCTAAAGTAACAGCACCAGCAGTTATCCCTGACCTTCGTAGACAAGATACTAAGAACCGACAGAATAGTATTGATGATCTACATTATAAAGTTAAAGAAACATTTGAAGCACGTATTGGGTACTTGTTTGATGATGCTAATATTCTTTATCAAGACATGATAGCAGCTGGGGTAGCCAAGGAGTGTGCAAGGGAAGTGCTACCCCTAGCTACACCGACTCGACTGTACATGAACGGTACCATTAGGTCTTGGATTCATTACTGTCAACTACGGTGCAGTAATGGGACACAACAGGAACATAGGATCATCGCAGAAGGTGCCTATAAGCTCCTACAAGAGCATCTTCCCAATGTCTGCACTGCTCTAAGTCATGTATAGTCGTACTGGTCCACGGGAACAAGGTAAACGGTACTCTAAGGGGTCTAAGAAGCCCCAGAAAGTCCGTCAGGCTAAGCAGAGGTACAAACACCTTAAGAAGAAGTACAAGCCCCTTACAGGTCATTCTGGAGGGGTCTTAATTTTTGACATAAATTTAACAAGCCTTATATCGCCATGGGGTCTCGTATTCCCCCCCAGTGCCCCCCTCTTGCGATCAAGGACTCTCACGGTATAACTATAAACAGCACTGTATGTAGTGTATTGCCAGCCTGTGGTACACTAATTAGTAGCGGTGCAGTACTGGGTACAACTGGTTAGTAACTGGTAATGGGTAGACATAACGCTATATGTAGTGGTGTGTTGGTATGGTGACACTAGGTAGATATCAAGTGATCTGTCTCCGCCTCCTCTAACAATAGGACAGTGCAGCTATAACGCTATGAGACATGCCTAGAAGCGGCTATAAGACGCCTCTAACAGTTAATAGGTATACTGACACCAACAGGCCAGTAGAGAGGCATTATAGGCGATTGTTGGTAGATAATTGAAATCTTGATAAACGTCAGTTATTGAGGATACGAGTACATAAGTTATTGTGTGTTCACAATCACGCCCAAACTCACACAGCACTGTCTATTAACAACATGGCCTACCAGCACCGGTTCGGATCGATAAGGAACGCTGATAGGGTCAATTAGTGGGCTACACGGTTCCACTGGGTTCTTGGGGTTGACACACCAGCCCAGCCGTGGTATGGTAGGTTCATCGGTGGGGGAGGCGAGACCGTCGCTCTACCACCAGTGGCTGCTAAGCCGCAACCTAGCACCTCGACAATTCAATATGTATGGTCGTCACAAGACGGAACTAGCGGAGCGAGCGATCCCGCGATGTGTTATAGGTTGCAACCCGACCTGACACTACGACCACGTTATTGTTAATGTGCAGAGCCACATGCACGTTAAACAATTGTTCATGGCCGCCCGGATAGAGCCTAAGCCTCTGTTATATCCTGATGAGGTATATTACGCTTAGGCCATCAGTGGCTGCTAAGCCGCAACCCAAACAAACCACCACTACAACGGAGTTAATTATGTCCCTTACTCTTGACCGTAAAGTAGCTACTGGCCTTCTGTCTAAAGCTACTACTGGTAATGATCTCTTGTCTGTACTTGAGATGATTACAACTACCTTCACACAACCAACTACTGCTGTCCCTACACTTGAGGAGATTGAGTTTTAATGCTTACACTTGCCTTAGTTACACTGATTACTGGCACCATTTACGCTATTAAGGAGATCAATGACAACGTATTCCTTTGACCAGTTACAGGCTGCCGTGCAAGACTGCACCGGTTATGACCTTATCCAACGGTTTGGAGATGACTATGATGAGTATGTTCTCATCGATCCTTTCGGTGATCAAGATGGTGAGCCCTTCTACGAGCTTGGTGATGTAGAGGACTTCATCCGTAACAATGACCAGGTTGATGCATACCTTTATGAGCTTACCTCCAAATGACCTACACTATCTCACGCATGGATGATGAGGGCAACATGATTGCTCTTGAGTCATTCGATACATACAGTGAGGCTGAGATGAACATCAATGCCTACTTCAACATGTATCCTTATGCTTATGTAGACATCATCGTCTCACCTAATTGACTTCATTCACAATCACGCGCACATTACCTATGACCACCACTGCTCCAGTCTTTATGCTCAAGGGTGATTCACTTCTTGACTTCGTTAATGACAAAATGCCCCTTATTAATAGAGGTGAGCTAACACGCACTGAGATGATCAAGGACGCTGGCTATGTCTATGACAATGGCAAGGCTATGTATGTAGACTTCTACACTGAGCTACTCAATGCTAAAGGTGTTGTACCTACTACTGACACTGACACTATGGAACAGGAGTATGATGACTTGAGTGAGGACAAGAAGGACCTATATGATAAGATCACTGATGTACTCGGTGAGAAGTGGACTCATAATGAAACGATTGAGTTCATGGATGAGCTAGAGGACATTGGCATCTATAGTGCTAGTGAGTTCGAGGATGCTCTTGCGTACACACATGACAGCTACTCTAGCTATGCTGAGAAGGAGTTCGCTGAGTATTGGTGTATTGAGGTTCTTGATGCTAAGATCCCAGAGTGTGTGCTTGGTGCCATCGATTGGCAGGATGTGTGGGATCATAACCTGCGTTATGACTTCGCGTCTATTGAGACTGTTAACGGTACGTTCTTCTTTTGTAACAACTGATGACTACTACTAACTACACTTACATTGGAACTTACGATTCCTTTGAGATGGAGTATGAACCAAAGAACTACATAGGTTCGCTTGATTGGTTTAACATTGCACAATGTGCGCGTAAACGTATGACTGAGCACTGCCATGATATGAATAGGTGGAGAGGTGAGCGTAGGTCCTTCTACAGTTCACTACAAGCCATGTACATTGACACTAAAGAACTTCTTGATTAATTATGACTATCTGGACTGAGCAACAGATCATCCTTTCTGTTGTTGGTATGGTTGGCATTCTTAGTGTCATCCCCGTTTACATCTACAGCACCGTTCGTAACCCCATCAACAAATGACTGACATGGTTCACACTCACAGCACTG